CGCAGAATCAGTACGACACCTTCGTCTATCTTTGGGACGACGGCGCCGGCTGGCGTCACTGGGCATCGTCAAAGCGATGTTGGACAAAGTGGTTACGAATTGATAGCACGGGAAAGGCGGTGATGAGATGAGCCAAGAAACACTGAAAATACTCAATCAGTTAGTAGTGTTCAATGCAAAAAAAGAACATCCTACTGATTTGTTTTATGCAGAAATTACGCTAGATGATAAGACGCATTTTATGATGTACCGACGCAATCCAACGCATATTTGGATTGATGGTCATTCAATGAAAACAATATTTGGTCATCATATCGAATTTGATTTTAGCAGGCATTTAGTGGAGTTAACCACGCTTACATCATGGCAATTACTTGAGCGACAGTGGCTACCAAAACAAAATCAAATCAACGATGATTTTGAACAGGATTATGGTTTGTTGTGTGTTGTTGGGCGTAGGTTTGGAATTAACTACACAAAGGATCGTACCTGCTGGCGATACCTGCATTATGAAGAATATGGCGACCCGCAGGAATCGCTATCATACTTAGCTCCACAATCAGATTGGTATTCGAGTGACGAACAACCGTCATTACAACATTTCATCAAATGGGTAATGAGCAGTATTGCGTATGAAAGAGGGACTGAATGATTCAAAGTGATACCGAGATTAAAGCGTTGATTGACGCGGGCATGATTGAGGGTGCGGAGCTTAGCCAAGTCCGCACCGGCGTCATCAGCTACGGCGTGACGTCGTATGGCTACGATATGCGATGCGCCGACGAGTGGCAATTCTTCAATCACGACAGCGCCCGAGTCATCGACCCCAAGCGGGGCAACCTTCACGAGCTAATGACCGCCACCGTGGCACCGCATTTTAAGATACCGCCCAATGAGTTCGTACTGTGTCGGAGCCTCGAGTACTTCCGCATCCCCAAGGACGTGCTGTGTGTCGTCGTCGGCAAGTCCACGTACGCACGCTGTGGGCTCATCGTCAACGCGACGCCCCTCGAGCCGGGCTGGGAAGGTCACGTCACCATTGAGCTGAGCAACACCGCACCGTTGCCGATCCGCGTCTATGCCAATGAAGGCATCGCCCAAGTCTTGTTCTTCCGTGGCCGGCCCGCTGCCAAAAACTACGCAGACAAAGGTGGGAAGTATCAGGGACAGCGGGGCATCACGTTGCCCAAGGTGGAGCGATGACACACACCCTACACCTCGGCGACTGTCGCCACGTCTTAGCAACGCTAGACGACAATTCAATAGACGCCATCGTATGCGACCCGCCGTATGAACTGGGCTTCATGGGTAAATCGTGGGATAACTCGGGCATCGCCTACGACGTGACAGTGTGGCAACAGTGCCTTCGCGTACTGAAGCCCGGCGGTCACCTCATCGCCTTTGGTGGGTCACGGACGTATCACCGTTTGGCGGTGGCTATCGAAGATGCGGGCTTTGAGATACGCGACCAAATACAATGGATTTATGGGAGTGGGTTTCCAAAATCGCATAATCTCAAAGACAAATATGAGGGTTGGGGCACTGCGCTGAAGCCCGCACATGAGCCCGCAGTCCTCGCACGGAAGCCACTTTGTGGCACGGTGGCGGACAATGTGATGACGTGGGGAGTCGGTGCGCTCAACATCGACGGAACGAGGATTGACTCAAGCGATGCACAGTGGACACACCACGGCACCGCCGACCCCGGAATGTGGAGCGGTAAAAAACGCATCTATCAAGAGAATACCACCGCCGGACGCTGGCCCGCCAACGTCATCCTCGACGAAGACGCCGCTAAAGCGTTGGATATGCAAAGTGGGCATAGTGCGAGTAATGTGAGAACACCGAGTCAAAAGCATAGTGCCGGAATTGTAACGTCATTTCAACGAGGAAGTGAAGAATCAAACTACACCGACTCCGGCGGCGCTTCCCGATTTTTCTACACCGCCAAAGCGTCGAAGTCCGAGCGGGAGGCGGGGCTTGATGCACTGGATGGACAGCGTGCCAACCATCACCCCACCGTCAAACCGCTGTCACTCATGCGCTACCTCGTCCGCCTCGTCACGCCAAAGCATGGCAAAGTCCTCGACCCGTTCATGGGCTCAGGTTCGACGGGGTGTGCTAGCATATTAGAGGGGTTTGACTTTGTCGGCATCGACATTACGCCCGAGTACGTCGCCATTGCGCAGAAGCGCATCGATTACTATGCGGTGACTTCGCCGCTAGAAGGATTCTAAGATGAGCCTACCGATCCGACTACCCATCAAGGCACCGAGCTACTCCGCTGGCGGTGCCAACTTCTACATCGACAAGACCGGCGCCATCTATCAAACGTGGGTCGGCCGCACCGTCGCCGGCGGTGACTGGGGAAGCCACGTCTACCGCACCGCACCCGGCGCCCCTTCGACGCTCCTCTTTTTTCAACCCGGCAGCAACGGCTTCCTCGAAGTGATGAATAGCCAGCTATGGTTTGGATTCTGTGATGCCAAGGGCGGACAATGGCGCCTCCTCATTGACGGCTACATTGACCCCAGCGACACGCCGTCAAGCACGGTCGTTAACGTCGATGAAGCGCAGGTCGCTGGGCTCAAGCAAGGAATCAACACCGCCCAAGCGACGGCTGACCGTGCTATCGGCGCAGCCAACCAAGCCACCGCCATCGCCCGCCAAGCCGAAAGCGACGTCGATACACTGCAAGCCCAAGTCAACGCTTTGCAAGCCCAAGTCACTGCGATGCAAGCCCAAGCCCTAACCAAGGCGCAAGTGGAAGACATCGTGTGGACAAAGATATGGGACGTCAACTATCTTATTCGGCTTGGTTTCATCAAAGGGTCAAGCGATATCCAGCAAGTCCAAGACTACCTTGTCGACCTTGCAAGTTACATTAAGCGCATCGTTAAACTGTGATATACTAACTCTTGCATGGTCCCTGACTCCCATACCGAAGCCCCCACGACGCGCCATCATCGTGGGGGCTTTGCTTTGCCCTTGACACCCCCCTGACAATAGAGTTAGGGAGGAATTTTTCTATGCCATACCCCGTCGATATTGTGCCCGCACTCAGTCAAGGCGGTGTTCGACCGATGCCACCCGAAGTCATCGTCTTGCACCACACCGGCTCCGCTGGGCCCGCAAAGAATCAAATAGCGTATCTACGCAGTAATCCTCGTGGCGTCTCCATTCACTGCGCCATTGCCAAGGACGGACGACGAACGACCATGGTCATCGATGAGCGCATCGCCTACCACGTCGGCTTCAGCTCCGTCGGTAGCTTGGGGAATCGCAGTCCGAACGGGATGAGTCTTGGAATTGAGATTATGAATAGTGGCTCGAAGACGGTGCCCGATCCGTACCCGCATGCCCAAGTCGATAGCACTGCCGAACAAGTCGCCATCTGGCTTAAGAAGTGGCCAAGCATACAGATGATTACGCCACACGCTGGCATTGATACGCAGGGCAAATACGACCCGCACGCCTTCCCGTGGGATATATTTTGGAAGCTCCTGAGTGAGCATATGAGGGGGTGATAGGATGACCGCACCGGCCCAAAATGTGGAAGTGTCTATTGCAGAAATATCACGGGATATTAAATACATTGCCAAGCGCTTAGACGACGGCGCCCTCCGCTTCGACATGATTGAAGCGCGAGTGTCGAAGTTAGAAGACCATGTCAATCGACTGTATGGTGGCTTAGTCCTTGCCAGCGTAGTCGTGCCTATTGCACTCAGATTAATGGAGAAATAACTAATGAAGCCATGGTATGAATCTCGAACACTTTGGTTTAACGTCTTCGCCTTGCTCGCCATCATCATCGGTAGCCTGACCCAGTGGCCCGAGCTTATTGCCATCTACCCTCAGCTCACGGCTGCGCTATCCATCGTGAATATGATTCTTCGCTTCATGACATATCAGGCAATCGGCGATGGCGAATCCGAAGAAAACTAGACAGCCACTGAGTGAGCGGTCAACGTTTACTCAGCTTGAGTATGACGACTTCATCGAAGCGGTATCCGAACTTGGCTTCGTCAACAAAGCCGCCGTCGCCGTCGGACTCGACAAGAAGACCGTGTGGCGCATGGAGCAAGCCGACCCGACTTTTGCCATGCGACTGCGCGAGGCACGACAGCGAGGACTTGGCAATCTACGTGAACACCTCGAGGGTTTACTTGTCGGCATGGCGGAAAAGGGCAACGCGCCGGCCGCTATGTTCCTACTTAAGAAGCTCGACCCCAGCTACAGAGAATCCTACAATGTCACTTCGTCCAGCACTCCTACAAACTACACAATCGACCTCAGCTTGCCCACCGGTGACGATACGCCACACGACGCAGACCATAGCCCAACAAAGATTTTGGAGTGATGCGTCGCGGTTTCGTATGTTTATCGGTGGTCGTGGCTCAGGCAAAACGAGGGCCGGCGCAGTGGAAGCGTTGCGACAGCCGGAGGGATCGCTTGGCCTCATCATTGCCCCGACGTACCCGATGCTAAAGCTTGGCGCCATGGAGACTATCCTGAGTTTAGTAGCGTCGGCGGGCATCGCCACGTCGTGGAATAAGTCGGACAAAGAACTGCGCCTCCTTGGCGACCGCACCATTATCTTCCGCAGTGCTGACAACCCCGACGCGCTTCGTGGTGCCAATGCGTCTTGGCTCTGGCTTGACGAAGCGGCGATGATGACGGAGGACACGTGGCCAACATCCATCGCCACCCTTCGTCGTGCACCGGGTCGGGCATGGGTCACCACGACGCCACGTGGCAAGAATTGGCTGTACGACGTCTGGCAAAACGGCGGCGACGACTACACCGTGACCCAAGCCAAATCCACGGACAACCCGTATCTTCCTAGTCACTTCATTGAGACGCTACGGCAGTCTATGACAAGCGAGATGTACCGCCAAGAAGTCGACGGTCAATTCATTGACCCCATCGGTGCAATGTTTCAACGTCACTGGCTCGGCGTCGTGCCTCGTGCGCCGGAGGGTCTCAAGTGGTTTCGGTATTGGGATTTAGCCGCCTCCACCAAGACAAGCGCAGACTACACGGCGTCAATCCGTGCTGCCCTTGGTGATGACGGCGTGGTCTATCTTGACGCAGGCATCCACATCAAAGCGGAGTGGCCAGACGTCCGCAAAGTCATCGTGTCAACGATGCACAGCGAAGCCGGCACGCAGGTCGGCATCGAAGAAGCGATACACGGCTTAGCGGCAATCCAAGAACTGCGCCGTATGCCGGAGATATCCGGCGTCACGCTCAAAGGAATCAGAGTAGACAAAGACAAGCAAAGCCGGGCGATGCCGTGGGCGGCGCGTGCTGAGGCTGGCAAGGTGCGCTTAGTCGCCGGCGCATGGAATCGACAATTCATCGACGAGGTCGTCGGCTTCCCATCGTCGCCACATGACGACTACGTAGACGCCGCCTCGGGCGCCGTGGCGATGATGAGTAAGCCAAGAGTATCATGGGGGTGGTCTGAGTGAGTATGAATATACCCGGCTGGATGTCCAGCATGAGCCGAGCGGGGCGCATCGCCTCGGCGACGGACGCCTACGAGGTCGTCCCGATGTTGTACCGCGCCGTGAATCTACGGTGCGACGCAATCTCAACGATACCCTACACACTGACTCGACGTGGCGTCGAAGTAGAGTGGCCGTGGCAACAAACCGTGTCTTCACTGATGCGAGACACCGAGCGCTCTTTGCTCCTCACAGGTGGAGCGTATTGGTACCGCATCGTCAAAGGGCGGACGATGACCGGCTTCGTGGTCCTTAATCCCACGACGATGACGGTGGGCTTTGAGCCATCGTCGTCAAGTTTAGAGAATCCGTATAGCGGCGCATTGTTTACGCAGACGCAACTCGGTCGCACTTACGGGCCGTGGAACATTGACAGCATTGTCTACTTTCGTGAGCCGTCGTATCGTGACGACATCTTGCCCGGTCTCGCACCGGCGCAGGTCGCCCTGCAATCAGCCCAGCTTGGGCATTACCTCGAGCGGTTTACCTCGGCGTTCTTCGAGGGTGGCGCCCAGCCCGTCATGGTGATGAACTTACCCGAAGCGATGGACGACGCAGAGTTCCAACGCTTTCGTGGTGAGTTTGCAACACGGATCGGCGGGGTGGCCAACGCCTTCCGTAGTCTCTTTGTCCGTGCGCCGGAACTCAAAGTCCAAAAGGTGACGCCCGATATTAACACGATGATGTTGCCCGAGCTTCAAGAGCGAGTCATCACCTCCATCGCAATGACCCTTGGCGTCCCTCGCACGATGCTCGAAGCCAGCGCAGCCAACTACGCCACCGCCGACAGCGACCGACAAAGCTTTTGGCGAGAAACCATTGTGCCTCGGCTTGGACTCTACGAACAAATTATTAACGGTCAACTTCTCGCACCGATTGGCTACGAACTGCGATTTAACCCAGAGATGCTCGACGTCATGCAAGCCGACGAAGCCGACCGTGCCGACTCGTTGCTCAAACTCACCCAAGCGGGGCTTCCCTTGTCCGATGCCATGCGCATCCTTGGCTATGACGGTGTCGATGAGATGTTTCTTGCACCGCCCACCCCTGCACCAACCGACGAACTTCCCAAGGAAGCCACACCGCAGGAATTAAGTACGCCCGTGGGCGCCATCGCACCCGCACAGCCCGACACGGCGACTCGCTCCGTAGACTGGGCGTTGCTTGCAAAAAAATTAGAACGGCGCATCAAGGCAGGGAAGACACCGTGGTGTGACTTCGATAGCGCCGTTATCTCTGCTGACGAAGTCAAGTCCGTGATGGCACGGATTAACGAAGGCGCCACGGTGTCCGACGTTGTTGGTGCCGTCGCCGAGGTCAAAGCCGTCGACGATATGACCCCGGACGAACGACGCATCTACAACGCCATCGCACCGGAACTCGCCAAGCGGGGCGCTACGTGGGCTCGGCAAATTGTCCAAGGCAAGACCGTAGACCCCACGCTCAAAGACGTCATCGCCCCGGTACTGAACGCCGAGTTGGCCACGCAGATGGGGAAGCGCATCGACAAACTTGGGACGCAGTTTGCTATCCCCATGGACACCAACGACGAGTCCCAGCAAATCACCGACTGGCTCAGTGACTACGTACCACTGACGACGTCACGCATCGACCAGACGACGGCAGACCGCATCAAGCCCATCATCGAAACATACCGCACGACGCCGGGCATGACGATTGATGACTTGACCGCCATGATGCGCCCATTGTCTGACCCAGCCCGAGCGCGGATGATCGCTGTGACGGAGACGACGCGCGCCGCTGCACAAGCCACGGTGGAATATCAGAAGTACCTCGGCAGAGCAGGGATTACCATGATTCGGGTATGGAATACCGACGCCGACGAAAAGGTATGCCCGATATGTACCGGCGAAGCCTACGGGGTCAATCTCAATGGTATGACGGAAGACGAGTGGCCCGCAGAGGTCGCCGGCGGCCCACCTGCGCACGTCAACTGTCGCTGTGATACGTCGTTGCGCTTGGTGCGCCCATGATTCGCACTGAGGTCGAAATAATCAACCGCATCACGACGGCGGGCATCTTAGACGCATGTCGTGCGACCACGCTCGCCTATGCAATCCTTGTGCAGGCTCGGCTCAACGAAGACAAGCCACCGCCGCCGGCACGTGGCTCGATGAAGTGGAAGTCTGAGAAACAACGGCGCTTTGTGATGATGATGTGGAAGCGTGGGCAACTGCGCATCCCGTATCTTCGTGGTACGGGCAACGGACTCAACGGCAGCGAAACACTCAACCGGAGCTACCGTGTCGACCTTGACGGCGACACCGCAGTACTCATGTCGGCGGCGTCGTATGCGCCGTATGTCGTCGGCGACCAACAAGCCGAGATACACAAAGGACGATGGAAGACGGCGAGGGACGCCGCCGCCATTGTGCGCCAACGGGGCGACTTGCAAACCATCGCCGACCAAGCCTTCGCACAGTTCAAACCATAGGAGACACAATGGCCGACACATTTACACCGCCTGCCGACGTCGCCCGCAATGCCCGCATCGCGCTCGATGTCAGGGCGACGAAGCCACCGAGCCAGCAGGGTATGACACCGGTCGGCTTAGCACGGGCGAGGCAACTGGCAAACCGTGACCCCGTCTCACTCGAAACGGTGCAACGCATGGTGAGCTACTTCGCACGGCACGAAGTCGACAAACAAGGTGCCACGTGGGACGAGCAGGGCAAAGGCTGGCAAGCGTGGTTTGGCTGGGGTGGAGACGAGGGACGCACTTGGGCAAATCAGATTATGAAGGAGAACACCATGGAAACCAAAGCATCACGCCGTCACAGCGAAGCCGACATGAAGCGCATCCGCGCCGCACGTCGCATGGCAGAGAACATCAAGTCGTACATGGTCGAACTTGGCGACGACATGATGGACGACGAAACGTCGCCACCGCCAATGAAAGCCATGCACGAGATGAGCGCAGAGTTTAACACTCGGCAACGCATGATGGTGTCGTCGCTCATCGAAGTCACCCACGAAGCGGGCAAGTTTAACAAAGGGATCGGCGCAAACGGAGCGCACTACATGGAGGCGGCAAAGAATCCCTTCGCTTCCCAAGGTATGGCGTGTGAACATTGCTACTTCTATCAACCCGACGGCAACTGTGCCGTCGTCGAAGGCATCATCGAAGAGTACGCCTTGTGTAAGCTGTGGATTATCCCCGAAGCTGAGCTCATGATGGAGGCGATGGAGCCAGTGATGGAGGTGAGCGACGTTGTGCCCATGGAAGCCGAGATGGAAACCATGGACGCAGACAAGGCTATTGAAGATCGCAACGCCACACCCAAGGAACGTCTCGCCATGCCCGCCGGTGACTTTGTCTTCCCTGATACCCGTAACTTCCCCGTCGTCACGCCCGGCGATATCAGCGCAGCGGTGTCAAGCTGGGGTCGCTACGGTGGCGCCGAGTCCTATGACAGCTTCAAAGAGAAACTCATCGCCCTCGCCACCCGCAAAGGGCAAAACTTTGTCGACGCCTTGCCCAAGGCGTGGTTGGACGAGATGATGTCAAAGTCGACCCTTGACACCCCCCTGACAATAGAAGTAGGGGACAACGTGAAAGCATTGGCCCGTCGCTTGCTCGGAGGTCGGTAGTGAATGACTTTGTAAAATCCTACGGCAGCGGCGTCAAGGCAGTGGGCGACTACGTCGTCCGTGGTCGTGGCATCGTCTACGGTGGCAAAGACTTGACCGGCGACATCTTCACCAAGGCGACCGACCTCGGCGATACCCGCAGCTTTGTCGGTACGCCGGTGTACTACGATCACGGGCTCGGCTCAATCCGTGGGCAAATCGGCACCGTCAAAATGTGGACACCGACGGACGACGGCATCGACGTACAGATTGAGTTAGACAAGCGACTTGACTACATCGACGACGTGATGAAGCTTGTCAAGAGTGGCGCACTGGGACTCAGCACGGGCGCACTCAGTCACCTTGTGGTACGCCAAGCGGGCGAACTCAAGCGCTGGGTCGTCGGCGAAATATCCCTGACCC